AACAACAGAGCTTGGTAATGTACCAACGTTAGAAAGATCAGCGTTAGCCTTAGTAGCTAAACCAGTGTTAACAAAAGCTTCAGTCGCTAGAGCAACTTCCTGTGATGTTGGACCAGCTACCCACTTGCCTGCAGTTTCGTTCCACACCAAACGCTGACGGGCTAAATCGCCACGGTCAACCTCAATACCAGAAACGTTTAATGTAACGCCGGAACCAGCCTCGCCCTTGTTCAGGGTAACGATATTGTCTTTAATAGTGGTTACTGTAGACTCAATGGTTGTTACAGTACCTTTAACGTCAAAATTACCGGTAACGGTTAAATCACCAGAAACAGTCTGATTACCAACAATTGCAGTTACTGGGGCTGTTAATGTGTTCTGTGTTGCAGAGCTGATTCTTGTCAGACCGCCAACACCAGTCGACTGAATCACTACATCCGCATTTGCGCCGCTTGTTCCAACTGTTGTAGACGCTTGTGAGTCAAGTACCAATGTACCAGAACCACTAGTAGCAATACGCATACCTTGATTTACATCAGATGTAAATGTAATAGTATTTGCTGAAGAGCCTAAAACAGGAACGCCGTCAACATACAATGTGTTTGCATCAATGCGCATTTCCTTGGTGTATATAGCGTTAAATTTCTTTGTTGCTGAACCAATGTTAGAAACACCAGAAACGGCAGGCATAATGTCGCCAGATACTGATAAACTCTTAACAGCAAAATCTTTAGTGGCAGAGCCAGCTTGATTGGCCGGTGTATAGCCTAACGCTGTAGCAATAGAGCTGCTCGTTACGCTTGCGTCTGTGCCAGATGTACCTGCAGGACCTGTTGCGCCTGTATCACCTTTAGGGCCTTGGATGCCTTGTGGACCCTGTGCTCCTGTAGCTCCAGTTAAACCTGTATCGCCTTTTAGCCCTTGAGAACCTGTTGCACCAGTATCGCCCTTAATGCCTTGAATTCCTTGAGGTCCAGTAGCACCAGTGGCTCCTGTGGATCCTGTATCGCCTTTTAAACCTTGGATGCCTTGAGGACCAGTAGCGCCCGTGTCTCCTTTGGGACCTTGAGCGCCAGTAGCGCCGTCCATACCGTTTGAGCCATTAGGACCAGCTGGACCTTGTGCACCAGTTGCGCCAGTATCGCCCTTGTCGCCTTTAAGCTGAGCAATTACGCCAGACGGCAATGTAGTGACGTTTGAAAGGTCTTTGTTTGCTTTATTAGAAACAGTCGTTGTCAAAGCAGAAACGGCTGATTCGTCAGATGCTAATTGATCTGCAATCTCTTTTAATGTGTCTAATGCTGCAGGAGCACCATTAACCAAAGCTGAAATAGAAGCATCAATCTGTGGCTGAATGTTTGCACCGGTTAATACTTGGCTGCCATTAACCTTAACGCCAGAGTTGTCGATCACAACAGCGCCATTAGCAACGTCAATCTTTGTCGCGCTGACCTGTGGCACGTTGATCGAGTCCGGAGCGACTACAACAACAGTACCGGTAATAGCCTCTGTAAAGTAGAGGTAGAACGAGTTAATGTCAATGTCTGTCTTACCAGCGGAGACAATGTTTCCGTTTGACTGATGTACTTGATACCAGACGTTTGTAGTGCCAAGGTTGTGCTGCACCAACCACATTGAGGCGGCACCGCCTTGGTTGTGGACATATGAATTTGTCTTGCTGGCGAACGGGTACCATGTGGTCAGTCCGCCTAGTTTAATATAAGCATAGATGGCCTGATCCTTAATGATGATCGTGCCAATAGCTGGGTTAGCCGGGAAGCCCGACTCGTCTTTCGACATAACCAACGCGCCGTGAAGCGCTAGGTCGTTTAGTACTCTTGTTTCCATTATAATTCCTTAAGAGGTGTTATTCCACGCATGTACGCCTGACCAGTGGCAACCATTTTCATTACACTTAAAGTTTCATAGCTTTGCGTTATTTTATCATACAGCTCAGCCAATGTTACCTTTTGGTCAGCATAGTCAGCATTTAACTTGCTTACTTCGTCCCCGACACGATATAACCACTCTTTTATTCTCTCCGCATCATTCATGCTCAGCAATCACCTTTTCTGCACGTTCATAATAACGCTTAAGCCAGTCAATGTTCTTCACCAACTGCGCCTTATCTTCCTCACTTAATTCTTTACTTGTATCTATAAAATTGGCAAGTTTTCTTACCTGCGTCTCAATTTTACTTAATGCTTGAGGAATTGTCGTTATTGATAAAAAATTAAAGTTAGGTAACTTTCGCATGCCAGTAAAGGGGGATTTCTCCCCCTCCCTGTATTACTTTTTTATTACAATGTTACTGCGTTACGTACAATTGCTTTAACTTTCAAGGCTGTAGACAAGTATACTTTAACTGTGTTTGCATCAAATTCTTGAACAGACACGATGTCGTTGTAATACAAGCCATCAGCACGTTGAACCTTAACAGCGATTTCAACAAAACTAGCATTCAAATTATGAACGATAGTGTGTGTTGTTGCAGCTGATTGAGCTTCAAATGTGAAGATTGTTGCATTGTAGTTGCTACGGATAGCAGCATCAGCAGCAGTACGAGCAGCTGCTTCAGCAGTAACGGCGGCTTGACGAGCAGAAACTTCAGCAGCAATAGCTGATGTTAATGTTCCTTCAGCAGCTGTAGCACGGTTTGTCTCGGCAGTAATTGCTGTTGACAATGCACCTTCAGCGTTTTGTGCACGAGTAACTTCAGCAGAAATAGAGCTTGTTAAAGTTGCCTCAACACCTTCAGCACGATTCTTTTCTGCAGTAACTGCAGCTGCACGAGCAGATGCCTCAGAAGCAATATCGCTAGCTAAACCAGCTTCAGCTGTTTGTGCACGTGTTGTCTCAGCAGAGATAGCAGATGCATTTGTAGCATCACCAGCTTGACGAGCAGTAACTTCTGCAGAAATAGCAGATTGACGTGCAGTGGTCTCAGCAGAGATAGCAGAAGCGTTTGTAGCATCGCCAGCAGCACGAGCAGTTGCTTCAGCAGCAATATCAGATGCTAAACCAGCCTCAGCTGTAGTTGCACGATTTGTTTCAGCAGTAACTGCAGCAGCTCTTGCAGATGCTTCAGAAACGATATCAGAATGCAAACCAGCTTCAGCAGATTCAGCACGATTTTTCTCTGCAGTAACAGCGGCAGCACGGGCTGTTGCTTCGGCAGCAATGTCAGATGACAAGCCAGCTTCGGCAGTTTGAGCACGGGTTTTTTCAGCAGCAATCGCATTTGCGTTGGTTGTATCACCAGCTGCACGGGCAGTAGCTTCAGAAGTGATGTCAGAATGTAGACCGGCTTCAGCAGCAGCTGCGCGTGTATGCTCAGCAGCGATGTCAGATGCTAAACCAGCTTCAGCAGTAGTTGCACGGCTAGTTTCAGAAGAAATAGCAGAAGCGTTAGATGCGCCATCAGCCTTAACTTCATTGATAGCTGCAACAATGGTTGACTTGTCAGTAGTAGTCAGGCTAGAGAGGTTACCAATCTTGCCATTAACTTGACCTTCAACTGTTGTTACACGTGTGTCTAATGCAGAATCAGCAGCAGCACGTGTTGTAGCCTCAGCAGAAACAGCAGCTTGACGTGCTGTAGTCTCAGCAGAAATAGCAGATGCGTTTGTTGCCTCAGCAGCTTTTGCACGAGTTACTTCAGCGTCCAAATTGCTTTGAACTGTAGAAACCATACCTTCGATAACGTTAACGATATCTGGGTTGTTTTTGAGTGCAGCAGCTAATTCAGTGATTGTATCCAATAAAGCAGGAGGAATACCGCCTAACAGTTCAGCCTTAGCAGCGTCTGTGTAAGCCTTAGCTGTAACTAAAGCAGCGTCAGTGTAAACACCAGCAGCAGCCAAAGTAGCAGCATCGCCAGCCTGACGGGCAGCAGTTTCTGTAGCAATGCTAGCAGCTAAAGAAGCACGAACAGTTTCAAGAGCAGCATTAGCAGAAGCTACATCGCTAATTGTCTTAACTACAACAGCACCGGTACTATCAAGTGCAGAATATTTTACAACTTTATCAACTGAGTTAAACCAAACACGACCAGCTGCGATTGGTGTTGGATCTGTTGAGAGGATTTCGAGATTTAAATTCTCGACGTAAGCATTAGCCGCAAGGGTAATACCGTGAAATACTGGAAAATTTGCCATGAGTCGTTACTCCAAATAATTGTTTAAGGTTATCTCGACACGACCCAAATTCTCTAAACTACAAAACGTCTCAACACTAGAAGCTCTTGATCTACTCTTAAAGAATCAGAGCTTGCATGCTTTACTCGCCATTCTACTTCCGATATGTGACTGTTAAATGAAAACACATTGTCTTTAAAACCAATGAGTTCCCCACCGTTAGCCTTTATATACGCCGCAAAATGCATTTCTCTTTTATGTATTGTAATCTTAAATTCCATAAATGGCTAGTCTTCTTTACGCAATAAAGACGGCGTTTACGTAACCAGCCTCTTCTTTTGTTAAATTAATTTCTATTTCGTTGCTTGATGTTGCTTTAGCGTTTGCAAAAAACTGTTTGTTGTCTAAATCAAACAATGTTACCAAGAAATTAACTGTATTAAAATTATGTTGTATAACCCATGTACGATCAGGATCTGGAAAATTATATACATTTGTAACAACAGAAAGTCCTGTTATTCCAGCTGCTGTTCCATAGACTTTACCGTAAGTCTTAGCAAAGTACTGTTGTGCCATGACTTAAATTCCCGCTTGAAGTATTCGTAATGTTGCAGTGCCAGACGAATACGCTGAAATTCTTAATCTTACAGCAACTACTGGAAAAGCATAGTATCCATCATTGTTTGCTGTTTGATTTGAAAGAAAAGGAAACCAAACAAGATTTTTCACATCAGCAGAAGTTGCAATAGGGTCGTATGTGTGCTCAACAGTATATGTTAAAACTGCTCCGGGACTTAACTCTACTGCTAATGAAATATTAACTGGAGTAATATTTGTATTGAGCGGAATGGGGGCGGTAGAAGTAGCGCTATTTAGGCTTACAGAAATTAAACGTGCCATATTTTTTCCTAAAAAGTTCCGCCAAATAAGCCGTTTTGAAATGTTGCTGTGCCCAATAAGTTAGGCTGTACAGTACCAGATGAGTCTAAATAAACTGCTTTTTCTGAAGGATAAGTAATAAATACATCTTTCGTCCCAGTAGTAAAGTTAACTAATGCGCCAGAGTTAGAAGAAGATAAAACGGTAGTACGAGCAAGTGTTCCAGTAGTGTATGTACCAAGACCAACTTCCCAGTTTGGTCCGCCTTGATCGGCAATAGTATAGTAAGTAGTATTACCATTACCAATAACTGAGAACGCTTGATATCCAGTAACCGCACCCAATAGCGTAGCCGACCCCGTACCTGTTACAGCTGTGATTTCCCGTACTCTATCGTTTATGACTAGTGCCATATACTGCTCCTAAAAACGGTTTAAGATTAGCTTGTAGCTGTAGTCGAATAAGTTACGCTAACAGTATCTCCAGCAGTAGTTGCTTTTGCTACACTAAAGTTTCCTTCACTATACAATGTACCGCCAGTATTGCTTTGAGTGCTAACTGCGCCCGTTCCCAACACTAAAAAGCAACCATATACAGTACCGCCAGCACCGGTAATGGTGTAGGTAATTGCGGATGCTGTAGAAGAGGTGACGTTAGATGGTGTTGCACCGGTAGACGTAGCAGATGCAAACACCGCTGTGCCACGAACTGCAGAACCACCAACTGTGTAGTTAATAAACTCTTTTCCGCCGCCAACCAAGGTTGTCATGGTGTCTGTTGCAGCGGGTGTTAGTGTTGCGTTTGTCAATCCCAAAAAAGGACCAGTAACAGTATATGCGCTACCTTTTAAAAAAGTGTCAAACATTAACTGTTTACCAGCAGCAACTACTAAGTTTGGAAACTCTTCAGTCCACTTTAAATTGCCTTGTGCATCACGGCACTCAACATGCCACTGACCTTCAACGCCAACTGTTTCATTTTTTGTAGCATTAGCTTGCAGACTAATTTCTGCTTTATCGCCACAACTTGCAAATTCTTTTTGCATAATTAATCTCCAGAACTAATGATATTAGCGCTTGTATAGCTACTAATTGATAAAATAGCAGACGTACTAGTCGCTGCCGGAAACTGCACTGTAAAACTACTATTACAGGTCTTGTCTGACCCAAAATTTAATACAAAACAGGATACTTTTGTTGTGTAATTGTATACTAATGCCCCTCTAGCAGTAAAGCTAGCAGGATTCCAAATAGCATTAGCAAAGGAAATATAAGCCGTATTGTATTGATTATCTACAGTTGGCGTAACCGTAATTTGCAACTCTTTACCGCCAGCCGTGTAACCAGTTCCAGTAATTTCATTGTTTGTTGTATACGCCGTAGTTGTTTGGTCTAAATTAGCATTGCCATTGTATAGGGCTATGTAATATGTACCAGTAGTAAAGTTTTCATTGCCGTTGAGCAAACTTTGCATAAAACTAGTAGTAGCGCCCTGAACGATAGCCATTATGGTCTAGCTCCGCTAAGATTAATTTTAAGTTGATTGTCTCTGTAGAAATCACCACGATCAAGTCCATCACCAAGACGACGTAATTGGTCAAGCGCTTCTTGGTACCTGCTTTCGTAATATCCAATTAAGTCTTGCTCGCCCTTCATAAACAGCATGGCTTCACGCATAGATCCATAAAA